GTTCATGGATCCATTATATCGATTTGCGCTCGGCCAACGGCACACAGAAGGAGCACATGGACATTGCGTTGGGTGCCAAGAAGATCTTCTGTGAACAATTCCCAGCAGTTGCTGAGGCAATGGAGTGGTAAATGTTATTGATGACTTTCTCTCGCTGAGAGAGTTTGAAACTTTGAAGGGAACAATCATAAGTGATTCGTTCCCTCTCTTCTTTCAAGATTACATTACGGACAACACCGAAATTCAATCGATCAAGAATCTAAGTTTTACGCATTCAATTTACAGGGAGAACTTGTCTACAAGTCCTTTCTATGACATGGTAAATGAAATTTTGTTTTCAAAGTTGGAAATGAAATCTCTCATCAGATCAAAAGTAAATTGCTATCCTAGAACTGATGAGATCGTAGAGCATTCTTGGCATACAGACTTTCCATATGAGCACACTGGCATGTTGTTCTATTTGAATACATGCAATGGTGAAACTAGATTCGATGGTGAATCAGTTCAAAGTAAAGCGAACAGAATTGTTTTCTTTGATCCAAGTAAAGTACATGCATCAACGTCATGTACGGATCAAAAGTGTCGATGGAACATTATCGCAAACTATTTCTAAATAATCACGTACTCAACTAAATTTTATGGCTACATACCCCGTTATTAACAGAGTCACAGGCGAACAAAAGGATGTTATCCTCAGCGTTCATGACTGGGATCAGTGGAAGACGGATAATCCTGAGTGGGATAGAGATTGGAGCGATCCAACCACTGCACCTGGTTGTGGTGAAGTTGGAGAGGTTTACGATCGACTCATTAAGTCGCATCCAGGTTGGAATGATGTACTTCACAAAGCGTCTAAAGCCCCAGGATCCCGAGTCAAACCTATCTAATTTCCTCTATGCCTGCAAAGAATAAAAGAAACCCAAGTCCCGTACCTTTCGGAATGAGCAATAGACAAATGAAAAGAAAGAAACCCATCAACTTAGACTTGATGAAGAAAATTGAGCCTCTTACAGAGAATCAAGAAGAACTCTTTCGTTGCTATAAAAATGATCAAAATCTAGTTGCTTATGGCGCATCGGGAACAGGTAAAACTTTTATTACCCTTTACAATGCCCTCAAAGATGTACTGAGTGAGAAAACACCTTACGACAAAATTTATATTGTTCGTTCTCTGGTAGCAACCAGAGAGATTGGTTTCCTCCCAGGAGATCATGAAGATAAGTCCTCTCTTTACCAGATTCCATATAAGAATATGGTAAAGTACATGTTTGAACTTCCAACAGATTCCGACTTTGAGATGCTGTATGGCAATCTCAAGGCACAAGGAACAATTAGTTTTTGGAGCACCTCGTTTATTCGTGGTACAACTCTTGACAATGCAATTATCATTGTTGATGAGTTCCAAAACTTAAACTTCCACGAACTTGATAGTATCGTCACCCGTATCGGTGAAGATTCTAAGATCATGTTCTGTGGTGATGCAACTCAGTCTGACTTGATCAAGACAAACGAGAAGAATGGCATCATTGATTTCATGAAAATTTTGAGAGTCATGCCATCCATGGATATCATTGAGTTCAATGTAGATGACATTGTTCGTTCTGGTTTGTGTAAAGAATATCTTGTTGCTAAACACGAGATGGGATTTTGATACCAGTAAGATGATAAGAAAGGCTTCACAAAAATAATTTGTGAAGTCTTTTTTCAACAGATTTTTAATTGAGAGAATACAACATCATGAACTTTAGTTATGTCAATCACTTAGGTGATCTTGAATTAGAAAAGAAGGAAACTAATGGAATCCGTTTGTATAATCTCCCAGACGGACAATGGGTTCCATCAATCACTTCTGTAACGTCATTTTATAATCGACAAATTTTCGCCAAATGGCGGGAGCGTGTTGGTATTGAAGAGGCAAATCGCATCACGAAAAAAGCAACGGCTAGAGGAACAGATTTTCATGAAGCGGTAGAAGTCTATATGAGAAATCAAGAGTTGGACTGGAATCAATTCAAACCAGCAACTCAGTTTATGTTCCATCACGCACGTCCATATCTAGATAAGATAAATAACATACACGCCATTGAAAGGACTCTGTATTCGCAGTATCTTGGCTTGGCAGGTAGAGTTGACTGCATCGCAGAATACGAAGGAGAATTGGCAGTCATCGATTTCAAAACATCTGAAAAGATTAAACCTGAGAAGTGGTTGGAGAACTATTTTGTTCAAGAGACGTTCTATGCCGCTGCGTACTACGAATTGACTGGTATCCCTGTCACTAAATTAATCACTATCATGGTAACACCTGGTGGTGACGTGAAAGTATTTGACAAACGAAACAAAGGGGACTATATTAAATTGTTAGTTCGGTATATCAAAGAGTTTGTACATCACAATACTGGGACAACGAATGAAGAATGAACTAGAAGAAATTTTAGAGAACAAATTCTTTTGTCCTTCTCGTTTCGCACAAGAAATCGAAACGTTAGTTAAGGATAATTCCGACATGAATTATATCGATGCTATTGTGCATTTCTGTGAAAAGAATAATATTGATGTTGAGTCCGTGCCTAAACTTATATCAAAACCTCTGAAAGAGAAACTTAAGTTTGAAGCAATGGAACTCAACTTCTTAAAGAAAACATCTAGAGCAAGGATTGTATTCTAATGGCATATACCGTGTTCATGGAACAAGACTGTCCAAAAGGGAAAAAAATGGCTGCAGCAGCACGTCTTCTTGAGGGTGAAGATGCAAAAATTTACATCCTTGGTAAGAACTTTACCATGGAGCAATACCGTGAAGTGTATGGTGAAGATGCAGTGTTGCCACGCATGACAATGCGATAGGGCCACCAAAATTAGCTTTTAATTCCATTTTTGGGCGGAAAAAATCCCGGCAAAATTTTCATTGTGAATGGTTTTTTAGAAAAGAATTAAGTGATGCCTTTCGATGCCTACAAATGCTATCTTTCGTTGAAGAATCACTTCACGAAAGATTCTTATGATTACCACAAATATTGTGGTAAAAGTCGTGCTACCGTACAATCTTTTTATAAAAGAAAAGATCGCTTCTGGTTTGAGAAACTAGCACGAAATAAAGACGATAAAGAGGTTGAAAACTTTTTTATCGCAAACTTGGTAGATTCTGATGATCCTGGAACTCTGTGGATCGGTGAGATGATGAGAAGTGGCGATTCTCGCTATAGTAATTGGCAGAAACGTCAACAATCACTTTCTTATATCTTCACACAAGAGACAAAGGATGTCTTTGAAGATGCTGATTTCAAACAAATATTCAATTGTTCGACTGGACACCCACCATTGCTAAAAATGTATCTTGGCAAGAAAATTTGCCTAGAGACACTTGTTATCTACGACAAGATTTTTGGTTTCAGATCAGATTTTGACAAAAAATTAGATGATCCAGTCTGGCAACTGGTGAGTATGAAAATACGAAAGTATTCACCATTTATACATATAGATGTATTTCGCTATAAAAAAATCGTTAAAGGAGTAGTTCTAAAATGAGTTTCTTTGATTCTGAAGTTGTCCGCGCAGAAATGACGGAAATTCAAGAACTTCAGGAAGAAGTGTATGTGAATGTTTTCAAGTTTCCATCTATGGACACTGAGAGCAAAATTGAGCATGTTTATCTCTTAGAAAGACTTCTTGAAAAGCAGAAAGTCTTGTACACCCGTTTGAGCCTCTCAGATGATCCTGAGGCAGTTCAGATGAAAGACAAGATTATCGAATCTGCTACAATGATGGGTATGCCACCTGGAACTGACATGAACATGATCTTTGGCAATATGTCCAAGATGCTAGATGTCATGAAAAAACAGATTGACACAGATGGCACGATCAACTAGAATAGCGAAGTGCTCAAAGGCCAAATCCAAAACACAAAACAAATCCTATGTCTTTCTCAAATCTTAAAAAGCAATCCTCTCTCGGTTCTCTGACTCAGAAACTTGTCAAAGAAGTCGAAAAGATGAACAACACCTCTGGTGGCGCTGATGAGCGTCTCTGGAAACCTGAAATGGACAAAACTGGCAACGGTTTTGCTGTCATTCGATTCCTCCCTGCCCCTAATGGTGAAGAACTCCCCTGGGCAAAGATGTATTCTCATGCCTTCCAAGGCCCTGGTGGTTGGTACATCGAAAACTCCCTCACCACTATTGGCGGTAAGGATCCTGTCTCTGAGTACAATCGTGAACTGTGGAACAGCGGCATTGATGCTGACAAAGAAACTGTTCGCAAGCAGAAGCGTAAACTGTCCTACTACGCCAACATCTATGTTGTGCAGGACAAAGCAAACCCTCAGAACGAAGGTAAAGTCTTCCTCTATAAGTTTGGTAAGAAGATCTTTGATAAGATCATGGAAGCAATGCAACCT